ATGAACACAAAATTTAAAAAATCTTATGGTTTTTTGGAAAAACGGCAAATATCACGCTATAATGTGAATATAGCCGTTTTTATGTTTCAAAAAGAAACAAAAAAGCAAAAAAATGTTCCACGTGGAACATGAGAGGGCTATATAAGAAAGGAAAAAATAAAAATGGAAAACAAAAAAATGAACATCGTTTACAAGAAGGTAAAGGACTTAATTCCGTATGAGAACAATCCGAGAAACAATGATGAAGCTGTTGACTATGTAGCAAAAAGCATTGAGGAGTTCGGCTTCAAAGTTCCGTGCGTTGTGAGTGGTGACGGCGTATTGATCACAGGTCATACAAGACTTAAAGCATGTAAGAAGCTAGGCATTGATGAGGTCCCTTGTATTGTGGCTGATGATCTTACTGAAGATCAGATCAAGGCATTCAGAATCGCAGATAACAAAGTATCCGAATACAGTACATGGGACAATACAAAACTTGCTGAAGAACTTAGTGACATTATGATGGATATGACACAGTTCGGGGATGATCTTTTCAAGGATGATGATACGATGAACGTTGAACTTCCCGAAGAAGAAAATCCTTACAGCCAGAAGAAACACATCCCACAGTATGAACCGACAGGTGACTTTGTCGATATTATGGAACTTATTGATGATGAAAAGACAAACGAGTTGATAAAAGAAATCAAAGAGTCAAACGTCACTGAAGATCAAAAGAATTTTCTCATCAAAGGGGCTTACAGACATCTTAAATTCAATTATTCAAAGATTGCTGACTATTATTCCAATGCATCTGAAGAAATGCAGATTCTCATGGAGAAATCAGCACTTGTCATTATTGACATTGATGATGCAATTGCAAACGGATATTTAAACTTACAAAGGCTGTCGAGGACTTGATTGCTGAAGGTGGGGGCGGTGAAGACAATGAGGAATAAAAACTTTGCTGTATTTATTCTTTCACATGGACGTGCGAACAATATCAAGACAGTTAATATGTTGAAACGTTTTCATTATACAGGTGATTGGTATGTTGTTATAGACAATGAGGATGATCAAGAAGAACTGTACAGAAATGAGTTTGGAGATCACATCATTCAATTTGATAAGCGAGACTATGTAAGTAAAATCGACCTTGGCGACATGGACACAGACAGAAGGGTTGGCGTGTTTGCAAGAAACTTTATTCAAGATGAAGCAGAACGTCTTGGCTATGAATGCCACCTACAGCTTGATGATGATTTTTCTGAAATTGCAATAAGATATGCAGATGATGATAAATTACAAAGCATGATGGTTACTGACCTTGATACTGTATTCGATGCGTGCCTTGATTTATTTTTATCAACGCCGTTGACTGCTTTATCATTTGCATTATCAAGTGATTACATTGGCGGAGTTGCTAGTGATAGGTTCCAAGCAGGAATGTTCAGGAAAACAATGGGATCGTTTTTCTTAAAAGCAAAAGACAAATTTCAATTTGTCATGCGTATGAACGATGATATTACATCATGCATTTTGCACGGATCACGAGGAAAGTTGTTCTATACCATTTCGAGCTTGCAGACCGTGACGGATTGATCACAGTTGGAAGGCTTGCAGAATATAAATATTATGATATGGAAGATACAATCAAAAGTGCATTGAGGACGGTGAGAGAATTATGCGAAAAACAGTAAATGAACAGGCTGAAGAAATATTACAGAAAGCAGAAGCGTTTGGAGTTGATAAAAACTTCTTCTTCATTACGACATTCAGGCGATACATGGTACAGTTGAAAATATTAAACGAGCTTGAATCGTCAATCAAAAATGACGGCGTGTTGGTTACAAAAGAATATGTAAAAGGAAGAAAAAACGTATATTCACATCCAGCCATTCAGGATTATAACCGAACAACTGACAGTGCAAATAAGACAGTCAGCACGTTAATGAAGATCATTTCGAAATTTTCCAGTGATGATAATTCTGAGGGTGATACTGACCCGTTGCTTCAGCTTATAAATGGCGGTGACGATGATGGCAGTGACGAGCAGTAAGGCTTATGAATATTGCAAAAACTCTATCAGAAAGAAAACAACTCCTAAATACGTCAAGAAGCAGATGCGAGACTGGATGAGGATTGCAGAAGGAAAAAATGCAAAGTACTTTGTATCTAAAAAAAAGGTTCAGCAGATTGAAAACATTCTGAAACTGCTCATCATGCCGAAGGGATTGAAAGCAGGACAGTCGATGTACAAGTGCGCCACTGGGTATCAGTGGTTGATTTATACAGCCATGCTATGCACTGTATATCGTGACAACCCGAAAAAGCGCAGATACGAGACAGGGTTGTTGGAAATTTGCAGAAAGAATTTCAAGGCGTTAAGTCTTGACACTCCAATTCCTACACCTGATGGATGGAAGGAAATGCGTGATGTCAGCGTTGGCGACTATGTGTTTGGCAAAAATGGAAATCCAACTATGGTTATTGGTGAGTCTGAAATCTTTAACAAGCCTATGTATTTAGTGACGTTTGAAGATGGCGAACAGATCAAGGCAAGTTGTGACCACATCTGGACTGTACAGACAAGGACAAGCAGAAATACAGCAAAGAGAAATTCGCATCATATTGGCAATGGGAAGATTTATAGAGCAGGCGGTTGGTATGACACGACAACAGAAGAAATGGTAGATGATTTTGCAAGAGTTCGTAGAGATGGCAAAAGAACAGAGTATAGATACAGAGTACCGATGAACGGTGCGGTTCAGTATGCAGAAAAAGAATTGCTTATAGACCCATATCTTTTGGGTGTATGGCTTGGAGATGGAACAAGTACGGCTACAAACATCACTGTATCAGATTCTGATGCTGAAGAAATGATGCAAAATGTGAGCATTGCGAGTGGCTACAGTGTGGAATTGCACAAGCCAGAAAAAAGAGCAGGATATTTCAAAGTTGACAAGCAAAAAAACAATCAGATTGGCGAAGAAAGCTTTATGTACAATCTTCGCAAACTAAATCTGATTGGGAACAAGCATATTCCAGAAGAATATTTACATGCGTCTATCGAGCAGAGACTTGCATTGTTGCAAGGTCTAATGGATACAGACGGAACGTGTTCAAAGGCGGGGCAATGTTCGTTCGTTCAGAAGTCAAAAGAATTATCTGAACAGGTTCTTGAGCTTATAAACAGTTTAGGAATTAAAGCAACAATGATCCAAAGAAAATCAATGCTTGATGGCAAAGAAATAAGTGATATATATAACATTACGTTCTTTGCTGATAAAGGCACAAGGGTATTTCGCCTTAACAGAAAGTATGAAAGGCAAAAAGACCATTTGTGCGACAGAATGAAAGCAAAGAGCATTGTCAATATTGAAAAGATTGGCGCAGTTCCTTCTAAGTGTATTATGGTTGCAGATAAAGAGCATTTATATCTTGCAGGTAAGCACTTCACGCCAACGCATAACACGTACACTATCGGAACAATCTTTATTATCTTGTTTTTGACAGAACCGAGGTTCTCAAAGTTCTTTTCAGTTGCACCAGATGGTGCGTTATCAAGAGAAATCAAAGAAGCAATCTCAGATACAATCAAAAGCAGTCCGCTTATTTATGAGTATAAAGGAACAAAGCGTTTTAAGTTGTTAAGGGACTACATCAAATTCAAGCCGAATGAAAACACGTTGATCCCGTTAGCTTACAGTAACAACCGTATGGACGGACGTATGCCGAATGCATTTATCGCTGATGAAGTTGGAGCATTGCCAAATGGTTATCCTGTTGAAGCTATGCGTTCTGGACAGCTTAACGTTGTTAACAAACTGGGGTTCGTTATCAGTACAAAATATCCGACAATTGACAATCCTTTCGAGGACGAGGTCGCATATGCTAAGAAGGTTCTTGATGGCATTGAGAAAGACGATACTGTTTTTGCACTGTTGTATGAGCCAGACAAAACATCAGACTGGGAAACAGACAATCTTGTTTTGAAGCAGGCGAATCCTGCATCATTAGAAATACCTGAAATCTGGGATGATCTTGTCAAGAAGCGTGCGAGAGCCATTGCCATTGAGAACGAGCGAGAGAACTTTGTAACAAAGCACTGCAATATCATTTATCAAGGTCAGGGAACAGAAACATTTATTGATGTTAAGGATGTTCAGGCGTGCAAGGTTGCTGACATTGATTGGAACGGCAGAGTTGTGTATCTAGGCGTTGACCTTTCAGAATCGAATGATAATACATCTGTTGCCATGGTTTCTGTAGATGATGATGATAACATTCTGGCAGAAAGTTTTGCGTTCATTCCATCAGACAGGATCACAGAGAAAACAATATCAGAGCGTGTGAACTATCAGGAATTATTGAAGAGTGATAAGGTATTTGCGTGCGGTGACAGAGTTATCTCATATGCGTTTGTTGAGCAGTTCATTTTGAGCCTTGAGAGCCGTTACAACGTACAAATACAGGCGATTGGATATGATAGATGGAATGCATTAAGTACAGCGCAGAAATTGGCTAATGAGGGCTATAACACGGTTCAGATTAAGCAGTATTCAAGCGTGCTTCATTCTCCGACAAAGAGGATGAAAGAAGCAATACTTAAACAGAAATTCAAATACACAGAGAACAAACTTCTTGAAATCAATTATCAGAATGCGAAATGTGCATATGACACAAACAAAAATATGTATGTCAGCAAGAAAAAAAGCAGCGGCAAGGTTGATATGGTTGTATCACTTATCAATGCAATTTACCTTCTGGAACAGGATTATTTCTTGAACGAAGGTGACTTCACATTCCAGATGATTTAATTGATTAAAACGTGCATTTATGCTAATATATCTGTGTAAAAATGTTTCAAATAGAAAATACTAACAAAGGGCGGTAATGAAATGGCACTATTCAAAAAAATTATGAATAAATTAAATCTTAACGACCAGAGCGTAGAGTTGAATGATGTGCTGTTGTCAGCATTGCTCAATAATGAGACAATCACAAGGGACAAGGCGCTGACACTTCCTGCTGTATCAGGCGCTGTTGATTTTATCAGTGGTTCGATTGCATCAATGCCTGTGAAGCTTTACAAGTACAGAAACGGCAAGGTTGAAGAAGTGCAGAGAGACAGCCGTGTACGAATGCTTAATGGCGACACAGGAAACACGCTTGACGGTTTCCAGACAAAAAAAGCCATGGTCGAGGATTACTTACTTGGCAAGGGTGGATATTGTTTTATTCAAAGAGACAGACAGAACAACGTAACGGCGCTGAAATATATTCCAGATATTGATGTGACTGTTTGGTCAAATTCAGACCCGATGAACCGTTTTGTGCAGTTCTATGTTGGAACGAACAAAATCTATCCTTGGAACATGGTCAAGTTGTTGAGGAATACCAAAGACGGAGCAAGCGGAAAGGGATTGACGGAAGAAATCTCAAAAGCACTTGAAACGGCGTACAGTACGTTGGTATATCAGCTTGGACTGGTTCAGACAGGTGGTAATAAAAAAGGATTCTTACAGGCAGAGCGTAGGCTTGGACAGGAAGAAGTGGACAAGCTCAAAGAAGCATGGAAGAGGTTATACGCCAACAACACCGAATCCGTCATGGTTCTAAACAACGGCATCAAGTTTCAGGAGTCGTCAAATAGTTCAGTTGAAATGCAGTTGAATGAGAGCAAGAAGACTTTACAGGATGAAATAAATGGAGTATTCCATATTCACAGTGATTTCAGCTTGACATTTAAAGAAGCGATATATCCGATCATTAAAGCATTTGAGACAGCTATAAACAGCACACTGCTGTTAGAAAAAGAAAAACGAAACTTCTTCTTTGAATTTGATACTAAGGAAATTGTGAAAGCAAGCATAAAAGAAAGATTTGATGCTTACAAGGTTGCAAAAGATACAGGACTTATGACTATAAATGAATTGCGCCGTATGGAGAACTTGAACTATGTTGAGGGAATGGACGTAATCAATGTTGGATTAGGTGCCGTACTGTACGACATCAATTCTGGAACATATTACACGCCAAACACTGGACAAGTGACAGGTGGAAATGAAGAAGAAACGGCTGAGAAAGTTGAAGAAAATGAAAAGGGGGCAGATGATGAATTACAAGTACTTGAAGAATCTGACGAAAACAAGCGCTGATTTTTATATTTATGGTGATATCGTTGATGAAAACGTGCCTGACTGGTTTGGCGATAAGTCAGAAACAGCAGTTGACACAAACACATTCAAGGCAGAGATTGACAGTCTGAACAGTGTGACAGATTTTAATATCTACATCAATTCAGGCGGTGGCTCAGTGTTTGCAAGTTCAGCTATGGTCAGTATGTTAAAGAGATTCAGACAGAACACTGGGGCGAAGATTCATGCATATATTGATGGATTGTGTGCAAGTGCAGCAACGTATCTTGCCATGGTTGCAGATGATCTCAATATTTACAAGAACTCGGTAATGATGATTCACAAGCCAATGACATATGCTTATGGAAATGCTAACGAACTACAGCACGATATTGATACATTGAATCTGATTGAAAGCGGAACGATGTTGCCAATGTATGAAGCAAAGGCAAAAGAAGGAATCACAGCAGAAAAGATTGCAGAGCTGGTGAACAACGAAACGTGGTTCAGTGGCAATGCAGATGATGATATGTACATCGGAAATTATTTCAATGTGAACGCATTGGACAGTGTGAAGGATGTACAGGCATGTGCAACGGACTTGTTTAGAAACTATAAACATGTTCCAGATGCATTAAGAAAGCCAAAACAGACTAAAAAGCCTGTTGAGGATCGTGTGCTTGACTATTCAGCATACGAGAATATTATTAGTTCATTAAAGAAAGATGGAGGGGTGAATAAATGAACGTAAAAGAACTCATTGAAAATCGAAATTCAAAAGTCGCTCAGATGGAGAAACTGCTAACAACTGCAAAGGCAGAAAACAGATTACCGTCTGAAGACGAAAAAAAACAGTTTGCAAACCTTGAAAAAGAGGTAAAGGACATTGATGCAACTGTTGCTATGTATGATCAGATGGCAGAAATGAGCATGAAGCCAGTGCCAAGCGCACCTGTTGAAATGACAAATGCAGAAAAAGATCACAAAGCATTTGAAAATGCAATCAGGGGCATTGTGAATACTGACACACCTACAATGCCAGCAGATGCAAAGACACTTATTCCGACAACTGTTTGGAATGAAATCATTTCACAGGTTATCGAAATCTCACCTGTATTCTCTATGGCAGATCGCTATAACATCACTGGCAATCTAGTATTACCAAAGTATGATGCACAGAACAGTTCTATTGTGATGCAGTATGCAGATGAAGGAACTACAGCAGAGTCTGGAAAAGTTGTTATCAGTCAAATCACTCTTGGCGGATTCCTTGCACGTTGCCTTGCAAAAATTTCAAAGAGCTTGATTAACAATTCTAATTTCGATATTGTGGGATTTGTTGAAGCAAAAATGGCACAGGCAATCGCGCTATATTTCGAACATGAAATTCTGTTCGGTACAGTAGGAAAGGTTGATGGTTTAAAGGGCATTACATCAGATATGACTGTTACAACTGCCACAGCCACAAAGATTACATCTGACGAACTGATGGATGTGCAGGACAAGGTAATCGACAACTATCAGGCTAATTCCGTATGGATCATGAACCGTGAAACTAGAAATGCAATCAGAAAGTTAAAGGATAATGAAGGCGATTATTTATTGAATCGTGACTTTACAGCAAAGTGGGGATATACACTTCTAGGCAAAGACGTTTACTGCTCTGATGCGATGGACAAAATGCTTGCAGGGAAGACAGCCATTTATTACGGTGACTTCTCTGGTCTTGCAGTGAAGGTTTCAGAAAATGCTAACATGCAGGTATTACAAGAAAGATATGCAGAAGAACATTTACTTGGAATTCTTGCTTTTGTTGAATGGGATGCAAAAGTCGCAGACACTCAGAAGCTTGCAAAACTTGTGATGACAGCAGGCAAATAAGAAAGGGTGAAGCAATATGGAAGTAAGCAAAGTCAGTGATATTACAGAAGAATGCGTTGCAGACTATTTGAGATTGGACGAAGTAACAGACAGCGATATAAATACATTAACCATGCTTATTTCCATCGCTACTTCTTTCATCGAAAACTATACTGGGATTGATGATCTGGACAAATATCCTGAATTTGTGATTGTGGTGCTTATTCTTTGTCAGGACATGTGGGATAACCGAACAATGTATGTTGACAGTAAAGACCTGAACAACACGGTGCAGAGTATTCTTGCAATGCACAGTGTGAATCTGTTGTGAGGTGATTAAATGTTGAATGCGGGGAAGTATTCGAAGAGAATCATGATATATAAAACCGTCATTGTTACTGATGATGATGGTTTCCAGACAGAACAGAAAAAGGTGATTCTACAGCCGTATGCATATGTAAGAACGACAAAGGGATTCACGTTGATTGCCAACAATTCTGATTTTGAGAAAGCATACACCAACTTCACAATTCGTTATCCGAAAACAGAGATCACAAGAGACATGCTGATTGAGTTCCATGGCAAGACATACACGATTGAATATCTCAATAACGTTAATGAAAATGGCGTAGAATTAGAGATTGAAGCAAAGGAAGTGACACACTGATGGCAAAGATTGTTGTTGATATTGACGACAGTGTACTGAAGGATATATCTTACATTGACAAGCAGTTTGATCACATCTTTGGTGGTATGACACAAGCAGGTGCAGAGGTTGTTTACAAGAATGTTATTGCTAATCTTCCAGAGGCGCTGAAAAGTTCAGGATTCAGCAGTCATGTGAAACTGTCAAAGATATACAGAACTCCATCAGATGATGGTATCAACACGAAAGTCATGATCACTGGATATTTCAAAAACAAGGAAGGCAAGAAGACTCCTGCACCACTTGTTGCTAACATGTTCGAGTATGGCAGTGACAAAAGAAAATATCCAAAGCATCCTTTTTTCCGAAAGTCTTTCAAAAAGTCACAGATTATGAAAGCAATGGAAGAAGCACAGAAGAATTTAAGCGGGGGACTGTTAGATGAATAACCTCATTGAAAAAACATTGAGTGATTTTACGGTCAACGGCAAAAAAATTCCAGTCAAGTTCTTACGATACAATGGACGTTCGGAAACATACATCACTTACATGGAAACAGATGCGGACAGCGTGTTGCATGGTGATGATGAACTGCTGAACTACGTTGAATATTATGACTTTGATATTTACTCAAAAGGCAATTACAAGCCGATTATCAAGGCGTTAAAAGGATTGCTTAAAAGTGTTGGGTTTATGTGGGAACCTGACCGTTCATCCGAAGATATGTATGAGGACGATACGAAGTATTACCACAAGACATTATGTTTTTCAATCGAAAGGAGCGAATAATGGCTAAGATCGGGTTAAATAACTTCCGATATTCAAAACTTACGGAATCGGAAGAAGGAACAGCAAAATATGATGGCGCGAAAAAGCCAGCCAAGGCTATTTCGTGTAAGGTGGATATCAGCAACAACGATGCGTCTTTGTATGCAGATGATGCATTGGCAGAAAGCGATACATCTTTCCAGAAGGGTTCTGTAACAGTAGGAATCGACAATGAAGATGTGCAGACAATGGCAGACCTTCTAGGACATACGGTTTCAGAAGAAGGTGCAGAGCTTGTCAGAAATGCAAATGATGTTGCACCATATGTAGGTTTCGGAAGAATCGTTACAAAGATGGTGAACGGAGCTTACAAGTATACAGTTGAATTTTTGTGCAAGGTTAAGTTTTCGGAACCGTCACAGGATGATTCTACAAAAGGCGAAAGTGTATCATTCAGCACAACTGAATTTGCAGGAACTGTTGCAACATTGGCTGATGGCACATGGTCAAAGTCAAAGACGTTTGATACAAAGACTGAAGCTGTCACATATCTTGAAGGACTGATGGCAAAGGCTTAAGTCTGAAAAGAATATTAAAGACAGGGTTCGTCCCCTGTCTTATTTTTTTAGGAGGGTAAACATGAAGGAAGTATCAAAGGCACTTGAATACAAAGGCAAGAAATACAAGCTAGTTTTCAATCTGAACGTGATGGAAGTTATTCAAGATAAGTACAGAACACTTGAAAACTGGGGCAAACTCACAGATGGTGCAAAAAACAATGGCGAGCCAAACGCAAAGGCTGTTATCTTTGGAATCACGGCAATGCTGAACGAAGGAATTGACATTGAGAATGAGGAAAATGGCACGAGTGAAAAGATGCTTACTAACAAGCAGGTCGGCAGAATGATCACGGATATTGGCTTGAAATCATCCGCGCAGTTGATGAATGGCGTTGTCGTTGACAGCACGCAGAGTTCTGAAAAAAACGCATAATCCCCGATGAAGATGAACCAGAGCCAATAGACTTTACATGGTTCTACTTTATCGGGCGTAACAAACTCGGCTTTACATTCCATGAGGTTGGAAGATTGACACTGACAACTTTCAATCTGTTCTATAAGCATTACAAAAACGATTTTGACTTCGAATTGATGCTTGAAAAGACAGAGACAACATACGCAAAAGCATATGAAAAATCACAGCATGAGGACGACTGGTTCTAAGGGGGTGAGTGCATGGCATTAGGTGGAACAATCAAGCTACAAGGCGAGAGCGAATATAGACGAGCATTGAAACAGATTACACAGAATTTGCGTGAAGTATCATCAGAAATGAAGATCGTCACGAGTACGTATGATAAGAACGACACAAGCACTGATGCATTGACAGCCAAGAGTGACGTGCTGAACAAGCGACTTGAAGAGCAGAAATCAAAGCTGAAGTTAGTATCTGACCAGTACAAACAGTATCAGGATGCTGTTAAAAAGTCGGCAGATGAACATACACAACTAGGCGAAAAGTTAGAAAATGCAAATGGAAAGCTCGCAAGCATTGAGGCACAGTCTGGTAAAAATACCAAAGAATATGAAGAACAGAAAAGGGTAGTTGATGAACTTCAAAAGCAGTATGATGAAAGTACAACGGCTCAGGACAACAACAAGAAATCACTATCACAGCTTGCAGTGCAGATGAACAATGCAAAAGCTGATGTTATCAAGACCACAAAAGAGATTGACAATCTCGGCAAAGAATCTGATGGAAGTGCAAAACAGGTTGATGATTTGTCAAAAAAGATGGGCGATGCTGATGGTGCATCAAAAAACCTTAATGATGGTTTTACAGTACTCAAAGGCACAATGGCAAATCTGGCATCACAGGCAATCAGCAAGGTTGTTGATGGATTTAAAGGACTTGTAAATGGTGCGGTTGACTATCAGAAGTCCATGGAGTATTACACGACATCATTTACGGTCATGACAGGTTCAGCAGATAAGGCAAGCGAGACAGTTAAGAAACTTGCTGATATTGGAGCAAAAACTCCATTTGATATGCCACAGTTGGCAGATGCAACATCTTTGTTGATGAACTTTGGCTTTAATGCTGATGATGCTGTCAATAGTATGATGATGCTTGGCGATATATCGCAGGGAAGCGCCGACAAGCTGGAATCCATTTCAAGGGCATATGGGAAAATGAGTTCAGCGCAGAAAGTATCGCTTGAAGACATCAACATGATGATTGATGCAGGATTCAACCCATTACAGGAAATCTCAGAACATACAGGAGAAAGCATGAAAAGCTTGTATGACAGAATATCAAAAGGCAAAATGTCAGTTGACGAGATCACGGAGTCTATGAAGCGTTCAACATCTGAAGGCGGAAAATATTTTAAATCAATGGATGCACAGTCTCAGACTTTGGATGGCAGACTTTCAACATTGAGCGATACAATCAATTCCGAACTTGGTGAAGCATTACAGCCGATTCTGCAAAAAGCCTCTGATGAGTGGATTCCAAACATCACAAATGCAATCGACAATATGGATATGGATTCTGTTGTTTCTGTCATTGATGATATTGTTTCTGCTGTTGGTGATTTATTCGGATTTATTATGGACAATGGCGATACAATCATTTCACTTATTGCAGGAATCGGAACGGCAATGTTGACATGGAAAGTTGCAAGCATGATCAATGGCGTTGTTACGGCAGTCAAAGCGTTTCAGGTGGCTAACGAAGGTGCATCTGTTGCACAGGCATTATTGAATGGTGTCATGAACGCCAATCCGATTATGCTCGTTGCAACGTTGCTTGCAGGACTAATAGCAACAATCGTCACATTGTGGAACACAAACGAGGGATTCCGTAATGCCGTTATAAGCGTGTGGAATGCATTCAAGGACACTGTCGGAAATGCAATTAAATCGGTAGGTGGATTCATAGACAACCTCATATCGTGGTTTCAGGCTCTTCCTGGGCGTATTGGCACATTCCTTGGTAATGTTATAAGCAACGTACAGAATTGGGCTTCTAACATGGCTTCTAGGGCTTCTGAAACAGGTTCTAGATTTGTCAATGGCGTTGTATCATTCATTCGTGGTCTTCCGTCTGCTGTATGGAATTGGCTGTCAAGTACATTGAATAACGCATGGAACTTTGCGAGACAGTTGGCACAAGCAGGTGCAAATGCCGCATCTGGACTTGTAAATAACATCATCGGGAAAATCAGAAGTCTTCCAGGTCAGTTGTATAACTGGGGTGTTGATATGGTTAAAGGCATTGCAAATGGCATCAGAAATGCGATTCATCATGTCACAAGTGCGGTAACTGATGTTGCAAATAAAATCAAGTCATTTCTACATTTCTCAAGACCTGATGAAGGGCCATTGGCTGAATATGAGACGTGGATGCCTGACATGGTCGATGGATTAAGCGATTCTTTAAGAAAGGCAAGCCCTGAGCTTATCAGTCAGACAGAAGCATTGGCGAGTGGAATGTCTGACGCATTCAATGCTAATAGTGGCGTTTCGACAAGTGGTGGAAGAAGCTACGATTCAATGGTTGAAGCATTCAAGGATGCACTATCACAGGTCAAAATAGAGATGGACGATGAAGAAATGGGACATTTCGTTGATAAGACTGTTACAAAACTTATTTATGAATAAGGCGGTGAAAATATGAGAAATTACGTTATTCAAAATGGAAAAGACAGCCGATATTTAAAAGGATTGCTGATACAGGAATTGCCACCGATTACAAAGCCTTTGATGCGCACAAGCATTGAGCAGATAGACGGGCGCGACGGTGATGTGATCACAAGGCTTGGATATTCAGCCTATGACAAAAAAATGAAAATCGGTCTGTTTGGTGACTATGATATTGATGATATTATTCCGTTTTTCAATTCAAGCGGAACGGTAATATTTTCAAACGAACCAGAAAAATACTACATGTATGATATTCTAGATGCGATTGATTATGAGCGCCTTATGAGGTTCAGAACGGCTGAGATCACGTATCATGTGCAACCGTTCAAGTACAGTACAATTGAAAAAATGAAGGTGTTTGACAACCCTGTCGGAGCTATTACCGTGAGAAATAACGGCAATTATGTATCAAAGCCAGTTATTCATATCAAGGGTTCAGGAACAATCAATCTGTCGTTGAATGATATGCAGTTGTTCAGAATTGATATGAGTGCATCAAATTCAATTACTATAGACACAGGAAGACTTGAGGCGTACAATGATGATGTATTGATGAATCGATACGTTGTCGGAAATTACGATAACTTTGTGCTGAAAGTAGGGTCTAACTCCGTGTCATGGGATGGAGCATTGACATATATAGCGTTTGAAAAACAGTCGAGGTGGATATGATGGAAAAGACGAATCTTGAAATGATCAGAGGCGACACATTGGCATTTGCTTTCGAGGTTGAGTATGACGAAGCCTTGCAAAAACTGGACAGTGCATACTTAACATGCAAAGAGAACTTTGATGATGATGCACCGATATTCAAAAAGTCGCTAGAGCATGGTATCACATTCGCAAAGCAGGAAGATGGAAAGCTGTACTATGTGGTACGTGTTGCTCCTGAAGATACGGTAAATGTTGAGCCGGGGCATTATTATTACGATTTGCAAATTGGCATCAATGGCGATGTGTTTTCAATACTGATTGGCTCGTTAAAAATTCATAACGATGTAACGATAGGGGTGAACTAGTATGAACGATTTTTTCAAAAAACCGCTTGTGAAAATACTTATGCTTAAAGGCGAAAAGGGCGAAAAGGGTGACAAAGGGGAAGGAATTCCCGCAGGTGGTTCAACAGGACAGTTTTTGAAAAAGAAAAGCAACACTAATTATGCATACGAGTGGGCTGACATAGCTCTTATTTTAAACACTGACATTGATGCTATTACGAAAGAGTAGGTGATGACATGGAACATATTAAAATGCCTAGAGGGGACATTAGAAATATTCATTTTATCGTTCGTGATGCAAACGATACAGAGGTAAGCAAAGAATTTACTCAAATCACTTTTACGGTAAAAGCAAATACATCATCGAGAAGAATTATCATCCAGAAAAAACTGACTGATGGAACGATAACTAAAAGCGGAAATGTATATTCATTCTCAATCATGCCAGAAGATACAGATTGCATTGATTACGGAACTTATTATTATGACATTGAGCTTATCAAAGGTGACAAGATACATCAGACGTTTATAGGCAAGCTGATTATCACGGAAGAAGTCACGTTCGCGGGTGATACCGAAAAAGGAGTGTAAAGCATGGATGTGTACAAAATTATCATGCTTGCGGACGATGACTATTTAACCGTAAAAATGGATAGCGTTTCAGTTATTGGGACAGATGGGATAGACGATTATAACGAGTTGGAAAATATTCCTAAAATCAACAATGTTGAAGTAAAAGGAAGCAAATCGCTTGCAGACTATGATATTGAGAGCGCAAGCGAAGCAAAAAAAGAATTTGAAAATTTGAACAGCAAAATAAACACACATGAAAAAAATGCAGATATGCACGTATCACGTACAGACAGGATGAAGTGGGACAGTGGTACGACGTATACTATTAGTAAAGAAAATCTGATTATAGGAGGAAAATAAAAATGGCAGATATTTCAGAAATTACATTACCTAGTGGAGTCACTTACGACATCAAAGACGCAACAGCAAGAAATGAAATCAGTATTCTTAAGGGCTCTGGAACAGGTGCTATGCATTACGCAGGAGTTACAACAACGGCACTTACGAATGGTTCTAGCACATCACCAATCAATATCAATGAAGCAGATTATACGCCATCAAACGGTGACGTTGTAATCTACGGACAGCTTGAATTTGTATGGTCTACATCAGACAAAAAGTGGCACGAGTTTGGTAGTACAGGCAGTCTTAAGGGACTGGCATTCAAGGATTCTGCGAGTGCATCATATACACCAGAAGGTTCAGTTTCAGCACCGACTGTTACGGTTGCTGTAAACACAGCGAGTGTTACACCAATCACTGGTGTAGGCACATTGCCAAATTTCACGGCATCGGTTTCAAATGAGACTCTAACACTTGGATTCTCGGCAGGCTCTTTACCAACAAAAGGGACAGAGGTAACGGTTGCAACAGGCATTAAGTCTGCTAGTGCATCCGCGCCATCATTTACAGGAACAAACGCAACGATTACAACAAAATAAAGGGGGTTGCTTGAATGGCTGATATATCAAGTTTAAAAGTGCCTAGTGGAGCGACATACATGCTGAAGGATTCCACAGCTAGAAGCCATATAAGCAATAAAAGCAATCCACATGGAGTCACAAAATCACAAGTAGGTCTAGGCAACGTTGCAAACTATGATCAGTCAAAAGCAATAACAAACATTATAAGATCAGGAGCGACATTTACGGCAACGGCACTAGACGGAACAACATTTGCATTCACGCAACGAACATATTCAGCAATCGAGGAAGCAGAAATTGATGCAATATGCGAATCAGGAGGTTAAAATATGGCATTTTTAGACGAAACAGGACTTGCCTACTTTTGGGGCAAGGTAAAAACGAGAATAACAGTTAGCAAAACAGAGACAATCAATGCAGTTTATCCAATTGGCTCTATTTACATGAGCGTAAATGATACTAAACCATCAACACTTTTTGGTGGTACGTGGGAAAGACTTGAAGGACGTTTCTTAATTGGAGCAGGGACAAACATGAGAACAAACACTAATGAAAGTTTTGGCTCACTTGGGGTAGGAACACCAGAATTTGCAAATGGTGAAAGAGGTGGCCAATACTATCATAAATTAGGTATTGATGAAATGCCTGAACATCATCATGATACAAACGACTGGACAATGGTTGCTAACAAGGACGGTGTTAGGATAACAACCGATTTTGGGGCTAAGTGTATTGGAACTAATGCGGAATCTACTAATATCGTGCCTAACATAAAAGCAACTAAAAACGAAGATGGCAACGCAACCGGAGATTCAGGCGGAGGAAAAGCACATAGCAATATGCCACCGTATTTAGCAGTTTATATGTGGAAAAGAACGGCATAAATAAAGTTATAGCATTCTAATAAAAGGAGATTTAAAGATGATTAGAGTATTTTCTCCTACTGATAAAACATTTACGTCAAATGGTGATGCGGTTATCCGACCATTCAAGGCAAAAGTTCATAAAGAAGACAACGGAAAATTCTATCTGAATATTGAGGCAGACATATCATATGTTGACATTCTGACAGCAAATAGAATCATCGTTGCAGATACGCCACAAGGTGCACAGGCATTTCGCATTAAAAATCCAGAGAAGACAAAACACAAGATCACGTTTAAAGCACAGCATATATCGTATGATGCTCAAAACTATGTGATTGCAGACAGTTATGTTGTCGATAAGAATTGCAACGATGCAATGGATCATCTGAACAGGGCTACAGACAATCCTAGCCCGTTTCAGACGTATTCTGACATTGCTATGGTAGATTCATATAGATGTGTTAGAACATCGCTGTATGAGGCTTTTAGCACGGTTCTGAAGCGTTGGGGCGGACACTTTGTACGTGACAATTACAGGTTTGGAATCATGAGCACGATTGGACGAGATAACGGTGTGACTGTACGATACAAAAAGAACCTGAAGGAAATGACATGCACGGCAAACTGGGATGATGTTGTTACAAAACTCATGCCAGTTGGAAAAGATGGCTTGATGTTAGACGAAGTCTATCTTTACAGCAAAACGCAGTACGATATTCCATTTACAAAAGTCGTGTCTTTCAACCAAAATATTGACCAAGACATGTACAAAGACATAGACGGAAACCTTGACGAGGTAGCATACAATAATGCACTGGTTGATGATTTGAGAACACAGGGACAGGCATACGTTAATGCTAATTGTGCGCCAAAAGTGAATTACACCTTAAAAGCAAACGTTGAAAAGCTGACTGATATAGGCGATACAATCGAAGTCATTGATGAACCGATGGGGATTGACATCGTGACACATGTTATTTCATATGAGTATGATTGCATTCTGGAAAAGTATACGGAACTTGAATTTGGAAATTTTTCAACAAAAGTTTCTGACCTTATGGGAACAGTTAGCTCAACGATTCAGCAAAGCGTAGAAAAAAACAATGCGAATCTACAACTGACATTCTCAGATGCAATTCAGCAGGCACAGGACTCAATACTCGGAATGCTTGGCAATTCGTATGTGGTGTATGAAGGTGACAAGATCCTGGTTGTTGATGCACTGCCAAAAGAAGAAGCACACCACGTTATTATTATAAATAGCGGTGGAATCGGATTCTCAAGCACTGGCATCAATGGAACATTCGAGAGTGCATGGACGATTGATAATGTGTTGAATATGCAACATATAAATGTGATTAATCTTGTTGCTGATATGATAAAAGGTGGAACATTGAAGCTTGGTTCTAACCTTAACCAGAATGGACAGATTGAAGTATATGATGAAGCAAACAATCTGATTGCCAAACTGGACAAAAGCGGGCTGATTATGTATGGGCTTGATGGTTCATATCTGGTTGTCAATAATTCAGTCGGTTTCGCAGGATATGACCGCACAGGTGCAAAAACATTCTGGGTTTCAGGTGACGAGTTTCATCAAAAAAAATCTGTTATTGAGGAAGAGATCACATTGTGCAACAAGGCAAGGCTCATTCCGATAACTGTTAAAGATGGAGATACTGTTACAAATGATGGTATCGGCATAGTAGGCGTATAATATGGCTACATCAGGAACATTCAAAACATCAGCATACGAAGGTGCGTGCCTACAGTTCGACTGGATGTTAAAAAACCAAAACATCGTCAACAATCAATCTGTTATTACATGGACATTAAAAGGTGCAGGAATTAAGTCTGGATATTGGTACATGGCAGGGCCTTTCAAGTGTGTTATAAATGGAACTACAGTTTATCAGTCAAACACAAGAATTAAGTTATATACTGGCACGGTTGTTGCATCTGGAAAGCTTGCAATCGGGCATGAAACCAACGGCTCAAAGTCATTCAGTGCATATGCAGAGTGTGCAATTTATGTTACGAGCGTAAACTGCAAAGGTTCTGGAAGTTGGAGCCTTCCAGACATTGGCAGAGCATCAAAGCCAAGTTTAAACACATGGCCGAACAATTCTCCGAATTTTAACATCGGAGACACAATTGTGGTGCATATGAACCGCAAGTCAACCGTGTTTACACACACCGTTGTGTTGAAATTGGGATCATACAGTTATACTATCGGCACTGGTGTAACGGATAATATTTCGTTGGATACGGACAGGATTGCATCGAATCTTTATGCACAAATGCCAAACAGTAATGAAATGACAGGCGAAATTGAGGTCACAACGTATAGTGGCAGTGCGGTAATAGGAACGTCAAGCTGTACAATCATTGCGCACGTTGTGAATTCTAATCCGACATTTGATGTTGAATATGAGGATTCAAATGCTAATACTGTTGCAATTACAGAAAACAATCAGTACATTATCAGGAATAACTCGACATTAAAAATCAGCGTAAGCAATGCGCAGGCATTAAATAGTGCCACGTTGAAATCAATTACTGCTGTTATAAATGGAAATGCGTATACAGGCACGTTAAACGGCTATACAGGAGTTGTAAACGTTGGCACGGTAAATATATCATCCGATGCAAAAGTGACCGTTAAAATCGTTGATTCGAGGGGAAACGAGGGCATCAGTGAGATCACGGTGCTTGTGTATGACTGGATATTGCCAAGCGCAATCATCAAGCTGAACCGCAAAAGCAATTATTATTCAGAAAGCATCTTGAATGTCAATGCGAATTATTCTTCAATAGGTGGCAAAAACTCAGTCACGATTAAGTACCGCACGAAGAAGGTTGCAAACAGCACATTCAGCACTTACACGACAATTCAGGATAACACCGATACGAACTTTACAGCTGATAACGAGTATGAATGGAACGTGCAGATTAATATTGCAGACAAGCTAGGCAATACAACCTACAATCTGATTCTTCCTAAGGGGATTCCGATTGCTTATGTTGACATCAAGAAATACAGTTTCGGTGTGAATTGCTTTCCAAAGCACAATAACAGTCTTGAAGTAAATGGCGTGTGCATTAGTGCTCAGGTGCTTTACAATAGTACAAATGGAACAGCAGGAACTGTCACATTGTCAGACAGTGCGGAAAACTATACGTATATTGAGATATTCTACAGGTCTTCAGGAGATAATGCCTGCGGCAGTGTGAAGGTGTTCAGCCCGAACGGAAAACTTGTGCATTTAGGCACGATTCATTATATTGCCGATTATGACTATGCAAAGTTCGCTCTTGTTAGTGTGTCGGGGTCAATGATCACGTTTAGCCAGAATTACCAGATCACTCTGAAAAGCAACGGCTCAACATATTCAGCAGAAAATGCAATTTATATAACGAGAGTTGTTGGCTATTAAGCGAAATCATGGTATACTATGAGTGCAGTGTTTCATGTTCACTGCATTCCTTTCTCAGCCTGTCGAAGCTTTCGGCGGGCTGTTTTTTTATTTGAAAAA